CTAGAACAAATTTTTGGTGGGGTAACGGCCCACGAAACCACATGACACTAACTATATAGGCGTGGTGATCGTTCTAACCGTTGTGTTGGCACACTTTAAAATGCGGTGCTGGTGGCACATTGTTAACGTCATACACTGTGATCTTAACATTAATCAACCACGGGTTTAATACTCTGAGGGCGGCTACAGCTCAGTGAAGTAGTTTTAGGTACGATTTAACCACTCGCTACCTATTTCCTCTTCTTTTTCAGGAAATTTTTCCTTGTTTCTCGACAGTCACCTTTTGGAAATGTCTTGTCGAGTAGCTATGGAACACAATTCCTGTCTTTGCTCGCGCTCACCCTCAACTTGACCATTCTGGTCGTGAACTGATTATTCACGACCAAGTAAATTAAATCACTTAACTGTAATTTGGCCACGGTTATTTTAAATGCTCATTGAGTAGCCATATAATTAAATCAACATGATGAAGTCTAATACTACTGAAATCGTTGAAATATTTGAGGAGCCTGAGGGTAGAGAGCCTAAATCTCAAGAGTTCGAGATGGAAGCCCCTTTTGCACCTAATCGGAATTACACGGGTAAGCACCAGTTCGGATCCGATATACAAAAGTCCGACAAACGCAAGCATGGTCCTAGAAAAACTAAGACCAAGGGTAGGAGTCAACTTCCTGCCCGGGGAAGACGTACCCACACCAGAGGTCGCGGTCGTGGAGGTTTTAGAGGTCAAGGACGCCGTCCTAGACCATTTTTTCCCCCCCCTCCCCCTCTAGAAGAGGGAAGCGACGTTGTCCAAGATCAACGTCGTAAATTCACGGTAAACAATTTCGTTAGTCCTAAACTAAAGAAACGACTTGAGAGTCTTTTACCACATCTTGAGATTATTTACACATCGAAATTACCACCTCACTGTCACATTCTTGCAGGCACATGCCGTGACTACGCAGCTCGCGTATGCAAGAGAAAGCTTCGGAGATATTCTTCTGGATCTTTTCCAATTATTGATGTTGGGTTATCAAAAACCAACATTGGAACAAAAACAATTCATGGGTGTGAGTGCGGTGCTGATGTGTATACCAAAGCTAAGGTTAAAAATCTTAGACATAAATATTCCAGTAACTTTCTTGGACGTAATAAAATTCGTCCTCGACGTAATCCTACATGGACCTTTTGTACATGTCCTCCTTCAGAGTGCAACCATGCTACATTTGGATCCGCAATGTTTGTTCATTCAATTTATGAATATACACCACAGGAAGTATTTAACATAATTTGGCAAACGAAGAATCGGGTTGGTGTGTCAGTTCATCATACTTTTCCTCTCCCCAGTGGGTTTTTGTTCCGACGGGGTCCAGGGAGCTATGAATTGACTTATAAAAAAACGACTTCTTTCGGGGAACCAAAGCACAAAGGGACGAAAGTCCACGTGTGGATGACAGGTCATGGTCCTGATGGACTTGATGACCATCGTTATGATAATTATGCTTCTGAATGGCTCTTGAATGAAAACAGGCGAATCAAATGCAAGGTATGGCAGGTTGAAACTACCATACGTAAGAATGATGGTTGGCATGCTGGGGAGACAACAAAGGAAATCTATCGCAAACCAAGGCCTGCGGTTTTCCAGAACCTCATGTTATCCGACACGCGTGTTACTAACACCGTCTTAGAATATTGGTTAACTTGGACTTCATTCTACATTGATTCGGAACGTTCCACGGTCGGCGCTTTCTTTCGAATTGTGAAAGCAATTCCTGGCATGTATGCTGAATTGGCACCAAACCAGGAAATTGCCGAGATTCCTCGGCCACCAGAAGCTTCTGAATTCAATTTTGAAAATGCTATTTTACGTGTCCCTTCTAACGAAGCTTGGGTATTCCGACACGTACCATCGTTATTCTCATTGATAGAAATCGAAGGTCCTAATTCCAAGACCATGGTCATACCTAAACAATTCTTTGTTGAAGGGTACAGATTCATGCAGACAAAATACGTCGATGCCTCTACTAGGAAAGATTTGGGCACTCATTTACGCAAATATGCTAAACAAAAGTTTTATGAACATTGTCCGGTAACTGATGAACAATTAATTGATTCTATACCGACGGTTCGTGATGCCATATGTGAACGTGTTACCAACAAAGGAATTTCAGCTGCTAAACACTACAATACAGCTTCGAATGTAATCAAGAATATGATTTATAATCGTAGTCTTGACTTCGAAGGTTTACCACGTTTTACTGTACCAGTTGTTATTGCCTTGTTAGTAATGTCGACCATTTATGGTGTTACTTTTTTTATCACGATTTGGACCCCAATCACTTTCTTTATCCATTTTAGTATTGGAATTATTCTAGGAGTTTTAGCGCTCTTGGTAGGAGCGTGGCTTTTCGGACCACGTTTTCTTATTTTGGTTTTTGCCAAACGTGTGGCTGCTAGCAGTTTACTGCCGAATGCCTACAGCACGTATTTCCTTGACTTATTTGTTCCTTTAATAATAATCCTTTTTGTTATATACTTAATTAAAAAGTGTTGTTCTAAGGACAAATACAGAGGTTGGTATGCTTTTAAACGCAATGTTGAAATTTTACGACAAACCTACGCTTTCGAAGGCCCGGTTCCGTTCGCTGCCTGCATTAACTCATTTGAAACAATTTACGACGTTTCAGACATCGAAATGGCTAAAGGGGCATCTCTAAAGATCAAGCATGAGTCTCTTAGAGTCCAGAAGCCTAGACCAGGTTCCTACTTAATAGGTCCTGGTTTTTCTTATTGTGTTCCACTAGTATACAGTACTTCACAGCATAACCTAATTACAGCATTGATAGCTCGATCGCTCTGCAAACCACCTTTTACAGGTGAGTTAAAATATTGGAAGTGGGCAACTTCAATTGCTGATAGTGTTCTGCTTGGTGAGAATGGTCTTGTTGGTGGCTTGCAACCACACTCCAGGGTCGAGGAATTTGAATTAGGGGGTGTAGTTTATACCCAGCCTGAGTTTATAACTTGGGAATACTACATCAGCCGGTATCCACCAAATAAACGTAGGAAAATTGAAGCCGTTAAGAAAAAACTTGCAGGTGGCGAACGTGGAGTAATTAACTTCATTTATAAGGCTTTTGTTAAACGAGAAAAACAAATCAATCTCATAACATATCTTTTATTTGTTGCCAACCGCCCTCGTACAATACAGGGTGGTAGTGATGAGGTTAAGGTTTTAGCAGGTCAATGGTTCCTTGCTTACTCTTATGCACTCAAGTTCACACTCAATCCTACTACTGCAGCTTGGTATTGTTCTGGATATAGTTCAGACGTATTCAATTTTTGGATCGATTATCATTTGTCTAATCACATTTCAGGTACCCCTTGGTTCTTTTATTGTGATTTTTCTAAGTATGATTTAACTCAAAACGAGTTCTGTATTAAGGGTGAAAACCAGTTTTATCGAAAACTGGGTTTCAGCCAATTAGAACACGGTGAGGCTATTCTTAAATCCAAAATGTTCACCAAAGGTTATGGAGATGGACTCAAATACAATGTCCATGCCACTAGGAAATCTGGTGATAATGATACTTCGTCTGGGAACTCCCGCAATACTTTTCTTGCTTTCTGGAGCTATTTCGTTGGTGTGTTAAAACTTGTGCCACTTGTTGATTTTGTCATTGCTTTTCTTGGTGATGACAATATGACCATCTTTTCTGAACATGTTATTGAAAAGTTCGGAGAGGATGTTCTTATCAGCAAGTGCCAGGTCCACATGCGCCGACTGGGCTTTAGTGTAAAAATTGGAATCACAAACAAACCAATTGAATGTGAATTTCTTTCTTTACGTTGGTATCAAGTTGGATCGAAACTAATTGTAGGTAAGAAACCAGGTCGTGTCCTTTCAAAAATAGGATGGTTTCTGGCTAAAACGCCACGGAAAAGAAGTGAATGGTTGCCTTTACTCAAAGCTACCATGATTTCTTATCTTCCGACTTGCAATCATGTTCCTTTTCTACGGGTATACATCAGTACTGTTCTGCGTCATCTTAAAAGGGTTAAAGATGTACAGCTCAGTGAACGTGATTCGTTGCGTGATCCCAATTCTGTTGTTTATGAACCTACAAGCGAAACTTTTGTCGATTTTGAAGAGCTCTACGGTCTCGACCGTACCTCTGAGGAAAATTTTGAACGACATCTTGACAAAGCCATTCGCCGTCATGGATTAAGTTGTATCATAAACAGTCCTTACATTGAACCTCTTTTGAGGTTCGACTGTTTACTTTAACCCCGACGGGGGTTCACGGGGAGACGGTCCCCAAGCAAGTATTTAATATACTGACACAATTTAACATGAAACGACAAAACCGTCAAAACAACAGAAGGGGGAAGCGCAAGCCTCGTGGGAACAATAATCGCGCATCGCAGAAGAAAACTGCGAAGAAAATGAAACGTAGTATCCGTCCGCCAGCTGCCATAGGCACTGTCCTTAGGACGAAGGGTGTAATGAGACGATTACGTCTCAAACACCGCGAGTTCGTCAAAGACGTTACTTTTGATGGAACCGCCAATGAACTGGAAATTCATTCAGTTAACCCTGCACTGGCATTCTTTCCTTGGTTATCAGGAGTCGCCGTTCAGTTTGAATCTTACATTTTTCACAATTTGGAATTTGAATGGATTCCGGCTGTCGGAACCGATACAACAGGATCAGTTGCCATAATCCCAGATTATGATTCAGCTGATGACAACACTAGCCTCGGAAAACAACGTTTGCTGTCTTTTCAAGATGCAGTCCGTGGACCAATCTGGCAACCTTTTAGGTGTGTTTGTAGTAAAGGAAATCTTCGGAAAATGAAGACTTACTACACTAGGAAAGCTCCACTAGTTGGATCTTTGGACATCAAAACCTATGACGTTTGCCAAGTAATATTGTCAAAAACCACACCCACGGCCCATACAGCGGCTGGAGAACTTTGGGTTAATTACGATGTTACTTTGTTGACACCACAACTGAATGAAGAACCAGTTCTGACTGTAGATCTCAAGGCCCAGTCTGGAAGTACCAATTCTTTTACAACCGGCTACGATTATTTAACCAACCAGTTACGATCTGTAATAACTAATTCACCCGATGATCCAACCAGTGAATCGGCTGGAAGTTACATTTCGCAGAAACTCGCTGGCCTCTATAATGTAGCTGTTGGTCATGAATTCTCTTCGAGTGTTGATGACATTGTTACTTTTTCTGGTCTTTCAGCCTATGTATCCAGTGCTAATGGAGGAGGCACATCTGTTGAGTCATATTTCGTGACTGACAGTGTGCATACCGATTATTCACAGGAAGAATGGCATGAAATTGGCACTTGGTATTGTCCTGAGGAGGACATATCTGGTCTTGATCTCGGCGAAGAACCCTGGTATACACTGCTCCTTGATAATTATACTGATGCAGGAGGACAATTCAATGCGTTAGTCCTTCGTATTACTAAGGTTGATGAATCGGAACACCTGCCTGTGCTTAAACAAATGCGTCGGTGTGGAATTAACAATTTGAATAGTCAAGTTGCTAATTATCGACAAATTTACGACAGGTTGAAGGGAAGGGAGTTTGTTAAACCAGATGAGTTAATCCTAAAGAAACGTGAGAAGTCGCGCGTCAAGTGCAATTCGGTGACGAAGGGAGAAAAGGGAGAAATGGAAATTGATCCAAAGTCTCTCAGGATTCAACAATTGCAGGAGATGCTGCGTGAAGTTCAAACAAGGGATGTCTGAGCAATCAGATTTGGCATGGTAGCTGAAGGCCTATAAGTCCAGTACAGACCAAGCTTCAGCGTCATGGCCACCATAACCAAGAGGGATTATAATATCTTGGGGTTGTCATGATACACCGGCATGTG